CAATGTGATGAACAAAACAACACACCTGAAAGAATTGATAGAAATGAGTTATGGGTTGATGTTGCAATCGAACCAGTTAAGGCTGCTGAATTCATCTATATTCCAGTTCGTGTTCTAAACACAGGTGAAATCGCTGCGTTAGGTTTAAACGGGTAAGAAAGTAGAGTAAAAAGTTTAGATAAATAAATATATAGGAGAACTAAAAATGGCAACAGCCTCACAATCGCTTTTTAATATGACCGTCGCTAGTGATAATGCTGGCGGTAATCAAGGTCTGTTAATGCCAAAGTTACAATTTAGATTCAGAGTAACATTTTTGAATTTTGGTGTAGATACAGTAAATGGTTTACAATTAACAAAACAGGTTGTTGATTGCTCAAGACCTAACGTTACATTTCCTGATATCGTTCTTCCTGTATATAACTCTACTCTTTATCTAGCTGGCAAGTATTCATGGTCACCCATGACAGTTAACGTCAGAGATGATGCTAGTGGTACAGTCTCAAGAGCTGTTGGTCAACAGTTACAAAAGCAATTAGATTTCGTTGAACAAGCCAGTGCTGCAACAGGTCAAGATTACAAGTTCCAAACCAATATTGAAATATTAGATGGTGGTAATGGTGCAGTTGCTCCAGTGGTTCTTGAAACATGGGAACTATATGGTTGTTTCTTACAAACTGCAAACTATAATAACTTGAACTATGCAACAAGTGAGGTTGTAATGATTGGTCTTACCATTAGATATGACAATGCAATTCAATCTCCTCTTGCTTCTGGTGTTGGTGCACCAATTGGAAGAATATTGTCTGGAGCATCTGTAACAGGTATTGGAACGGGTACTAGCCGTATTACAACGGCTATTTAATAGCTTTTTATGTCAGGATTTTTTCAAAATCTACTCACAGACGCTGCCGGAGCATTCTTCGGCAGCGATTATCTCAGAGATTATACTCACGCAAGTAAAACATTTAGGACTAATTTTTATCAATATAGTCCTAAATTTAAATATCTATTTCATACCTATTTTGACATAGATGCAGGGGCGTATAATCAGTCCCTTAATACAGGTGCAAATTTTGGGTTAGCAGTTAAAACAGTAAAACTACCAAGTTACAATTTTTCAACTGCTAACATGAATCAGTACAATCGCAAAAGAATTGTACAAACTAAAATTAATTATGATCCTGTCACCATTACTTTTCATGATGACAATGGTAACCTAATTAGAAACCTATGGTATAATTATTATACCTATTATTACAGTGACGGTAGAAATGCAGCAGGACTCTTTAGAGGAGCGAGAGGTGGATCTACTGCTACTCAAACAGGCGGTGGTGGAACAAGAGTAGCACCTACTGGTGAAAATTATTTTTCTAAAACAACCTATGCTAATTCAATAACTGGAAATGCAGATTGGGGATATATAGGAGAAACAAATATACCTTCTAATCCTGATGCATCAAAATCACCTTTCTTTAGAAGTATTACTATATATGGTTTAAGTCGCCATAAAGGAGCGGCTTATACTCTTATTAATCCTATAATTACTTCATTTAGTCATGATACATATGATTATGCTCAAGGCACTGGTACTATGGAAATGACAATGACTTTAGAATATGAAACAGTGGTTTACAACGATGTTGATCTTGATGGTCGTTCGCCCGATACACTTATCCCCGGGTTCGGCGTTGAAACTACATATGACAGAACTTTGAGTCCAATTAATAAACCTGGTGCTAACGGTACAATATTAGGTCAAGGTGGATTAGTAGATGCTGCAGGTGGATTCTTAACTGATATTCAGAATGGAAACTATTTAAGTGCAGTGCAAAAAGCAGGCACAGCGTACAATACATTTAAAAATGTTAATTTGAAAAAGGCTGCAAAACAAGAACTATTAACCGGTCTTCAAAACTCTTTAAATAATACTCCAAATACAACTAGAAACTCTTTTTATGATATTCCTGTTAATGCAGCATCCCCTGGACCTGCAAATCTTGCTGGCGCCCCTACAACAGGCGCCATACAAAATCCTACTCAAATAGGTCCAACCCCTGCAGGTAAACAAGTTTAAGAAGTAAAATGCCTACTATAATAGACAACAGAACCCCCTTAGATCAAACTGTAAGAATTTTTGATACTTTTTATTCTACTAACTTGGTTGTTGGTGCTGATCAGTATGACATTGTATACAGTTATTTTGTAAGTACATGTGCCACTAAAAGAATTGCCGCTAATTTTTCAGCAGTTCTTTTTAGAATAGCACAAGAAGCAGATGTAAATGTGTTAGATTTATTAGCTGCCGTACAAGGTGCTGAAGATAAATTACAAATGAATAAAATCATTTGTTACTATCTTAATAGTTTTAAATCTAAAACTACTTTATATGGTGTAGGAATTGTTCCTCGTCCTGTACAACCTGTTGCTAGAAATATAGTACAATGAAATGGGTAAATGGGCACAGGGGATATTTACTCCTAAAAATCCAAAAAAATATGTAGGCAATCATTCCCCAAGATACCGCTCAGGTTGGGAGCTTACATTCATGAACTTTTGTGATTCCAATGACAACATAATTTATTGGGCCAGTGAAGCATTACGCATCCCTTATAAGCATCCTTTAACAGGTAAGGCTACTATATATGTGCCTGATTTTTTTGTTGTCTATAAAAACAAATATGGCAAACAAGTAGCAGAAGTAGTAGAAATTAAACCCAAAAAACAAAGTATTATTGAAAGCAAAGTGGCCAATGCCAAAGATCGTATGATAGTAGCTATAAATCATGCTAAATGGCAGTCCGCAATGGCATATTGCAAACACCAAGGGTATACTTTTAGAGTAGTCACCGAAGATGATTTGTTCCGAAAATAAAGTTTCCACAAATACATTTCGGGTAACAATCTTAACTAAATAATAGTATGACAAAAAAGTTACGGGAATTATTTGAACTACCTTTGGATGAGGTTAATGAACTCGCTAAACCTATTCCTGATTACGCCCAAGAAGTTACTACTGATGCTATAACTAATTTAGAAAAAATTGAAAACGCATTACCTCAGGTCAGAGGGTTAGAAGTTGCTGATATTGAAATGGACGGCTTAGCTGACCTAGCTACATCTAGTTATAAAGATTTAATGGATCTTGGAATGCAAGTAGATAGCAGATTTAGCAGTGAAATATTTAATGTAGCTGGTACAATGTTGGGACATGCTATTACCGCTAAAACAGCAAAATTAAATAAAAAATTAAAAATGATAGAATTGCAACTTAAAAAGGCTGCACTAGATCAAAAACAAGCTGCAAGAAATGAAGAAGTTGAAGCAACTCCTCTAGGTGAAGGCCGAGCATTAGACAGAAATGAATTGCTTAAAATGTTCGCCTCAAAATCAGAGGTCTCCTTAAAATCAGAGGATAAATGATAAATATTAGATACAGGAAATTATGATGAAAAGTTTAAAGCGATATATAGCCGAATCAGTAAAAACTTACAATTACACTATCAAGATTGCCGGCGAAATAGATAAGAATTTCTTAGATATGTTTTCCTATAATCTAAACAAATTCGATCCTATTGAGATTAGCGATCCTGTCAAGACTCCTATACAAAAAGATCCATATGGTTTTCCTAACTTAAGTAATGAACCTGTAACTATCATTAAAGCCAAGTTTAGATATCCAGCTAATGAACCAATGATTCAGCAAATTGCTCAACTATTGGGTTATAATGTTAATATGGTTCGTGTTATTAGTACTAAGTTTGATGACAGTATTACTGATGAGTATGACAAATACGCTAACCAAATGGAAGAAAGCCCTCTTCTTACCCATGAAGAAATGGCAGATAATGGCAAAGAAGCAAGCAAAGCATATGGTAATTCTTATTTAGATAGCATTAAAAAGCAAATGGAAGATGGTAATGAAGTGGACATTCCATATGCTGGTAAAAAAACTCCTCCAGCATTTGACCCATTTAAACCATATTTAGATGACAAAAAATTGGGTGATAAGAGCCCAATGACAAAAATTACAAGACCACCTAAGCCACGAACTGGCGCAATGGTTTAAATATTAAGGACGTACTAACATGGACATGAAACACCTACTTTCAACAATTGATCAACTTCAAAGTAAAGAAATACTTAATGAAGGTAAAGAAGCAAGCTAT